ATATGTTTCTAAGTTAAAATAGGGCGGGCTAGTGAATGCCGCATCATACTTACCTTTTTCAAGTTCCACCTCTTCACTGGGCATACAATGCATACTATATCCCTGCAAGTTAAGTGTATCTGTTATTAGATTACCCAATGCACATAGACCCTGATATGTTTTAGTATTAGGATCAATACCTGTATATCTAAAACGCATACGACTTGTCATCGAGCCTAGCATTCTACCACCGTACCCCGAACTAAAGTCTAATACATCTCCGCCAAAGACGGGGCAAATATATTCATAAATCGCACGTGCATTCATTGGTTTGAAGTTCTGTATTGTTCCACCATTGACCAAATCAAGTGCAGTTCTTAAACTCTTGGGGTAAACTAGTCCATCATTGTCTCTATGCATAAAGCAAAACTTGATTGCTCGTTTTAGTTTAACATCATGCATGAATCTGGATCTAACGCTAACCGTATCATTTGTTTCCCATTTGGCATCTTGCATATTGGGGAACCAAAAGCGACAAAAACTCTGTCCATCGTTACCACCGATTGCCAATGAATTGTTATCTACAGATTTTGATCTATCTGAAATGTTTTTAATTTGCTCTATGCATCCCTCTAGACTGTAATAAGTGATTGGAATGATATTGATGCTTCTGTATATTGCAAATACATCTTCAATTAGTTGCTCTTTACCTTTTTCGTCTGCGTTGGTATACATGTCTTTTTTGAATTTATTCAATTCACTTAAGACAGTTTCATATCCTGAGAACTCATTGGAAGTAGGAGTTACACCCCATTCATTAATAATTTTATTATAATAGTCAGATATAGACATCTAAATTGTTTCCTAATGTTATACTATACCTATAGTTTCCATATTCAATATGTTGTTTTAAGTTTAAGTATTGATTGATTGCTAGATAGTCTTGGTACTCGTGATAGTTTGAGATACTCCTACGTTTGGCATGCCAATTATCATTTTGCACTTTTTGATATTCATGTACTTTACTATTGTGTGTATTTTGAATAGTATCACGCTTAATCTCTTGACGATTGTGCATCAATGAGTTATCAAAATGAGGATGAGGCATACTAATTGGTATCTTAAACATTATAGCCTCAACATAAACATCGTAGAATCATATTCATTATCAAACTCAATTTCATATGCAGGCCACCCTTCATTATTTCTTACACTTTTCATATGCCATCCATCACCGTGCCAAAATATCAAAGGGTGACTATGCAACAATTTACCCACATGCCCGTCTAATGTGTATATGATTTCATCATAATTACCACGTATAGTGATTTTAGTTTTATTCATGACCATCTCAATACAAAAAACATTAGTGATGCATCATCAGGGAATTCTACTGTCATGCCGCTAACTTCCCCATTATGCTCTTTACACCAATTAACTAAATCAACATAATTGTCAAGCCAGTAATCAATATCAGTTAACACAACTATATATTGACCCCAAAACATACCTGGATCAGCAATAATAAACTTTTGAGACTTCCACTCTTCAAACACATCTGTCATAGCCACATCAAAGTAAACCATGTGGCATCTTGGCCACGGGCAAAGTAAAAGATTGCATCACGAAAATTCATATTCCAATGAAAAGGTCTATCATCGTCAACTGTGTCTTTGGTTGGTGCTTCTCCGCCAATGTTTTTACAACACCAATCTACCATCCTGGAGATATTAACCGTATTTGGTACATGCACTTCAGCCTCTATCATGACCATCTCAGTATAAACCACTCACGATCTTTTTCTTCACAAAACCAAAACATAGCATCATTGGCAGTCCAACGAATGAAGGGCTTTTTAGGATCCCAAATATCACCCATCTTTCCAAATGTTTGTTCACACCAAAGTTCCATCTCACTCCAGTTGATCCAACCAACTGGTTTAACTGTATAATACTTTTTGCCAAAGTATTTACCAGTACTACATATCAATTCATGTCTACCACGATCCATGATATCTTTCAAATATAGTATTTCGTTTATGTCAACGTTTATAACTGCATGTGTTGTCATAACCACTTCAACTTAAACCAAATGTAATCTCTCTCATACCTAAACTTCAAACACATACCCTCCTGTGTTCTATACCATCTACAATGCTTTTCACAATTATCAACTGTTTCATACAACCATTGTACTACATCTTTCTGCAACTCATCTAGCTTAGATGTACCGATATCTGTTTCAAATAAATCAATATGATACCAACCTGGCTTATCATGATTAAAGTCTTTACGGTGATAATTATCTATACGCCAACCCTTCTCTTCCGCTAACTCATAGAGTTCGGGATAGGCAATTTGATATATTTCATTATTTGTTATCATTTACTATACAATATTTTGAATAAGGATAGTGTTCGTGCAACCATTCAAGCAAGCCCGGCTCATATGGTAGTTTAATTGTTTTGGTTTTATCTATAATGTACATCATTCCCACTTCAATAAAAAGAATGTCATATCTTCAGGTTTCTTAAACTTCCATGTGTCAAAACTTGTTCGCACACCGCAATTGTTTTTCTCACACCATTCTTGTATAGGTACCATGTCTTCTTCTCTGATACCATATTCAAATCCTCTAGGACCTGGGTTCCAGGTTGCTTTCAACTTATAACCCGGAAGTCTATGCCAAATGATTTTAGTTTTTCCTCTTGTCATATTGTTATAATACCCACCATTAAATAATCTAATGAATCGTTGAGCAGCCTCTACTGTAGTATATGGATCACCTATTAACATCAATATCTCGCATCTTTAAGTAATTGTTTAACTTGGTTTGTTATGTCTGGTTCACGATGAAATCTCAATGCCCATTGTTCTGGTTTTATGTAATCAATAACTATTTTAACATGATCCGGATTTAATGTATCTAGTAAACGGACACCGCTCTCACTACAATACAACAGCCATGGACTAATCCTACCAGTTGCGATTGCATGGCAGATTTTATTTGGATTTCCGTATCTCAAATAATCATGATGTTGTAAATTTTCACTTACACACATATCCATACAGTATTCAATACTACGTTTAACTGCATCGAAAGGATCTTCTGTTTTTAAATGATCTAAAATGAATTTAGTATAGTTACTATCAGTATTCCAATTATCAATCTTGATATTGTTTTTTAACAACCATTCACTAAATCTAAGTATGTTTATACACTTAACATCAATACAATAATTTGCAAACTTAATAAATGCCATATAATATGGACTCTTTATAAAATCTCTATATGTTTTTTGTTGTTTAGTTGGGCTATGTTTGGTATAGAATGTGGTAAAAACTTGAAATGCAATACGATTGCTTTGGTTGTCTTTGTGTAGCCAACGATTCTTTGTCTCACAAATGTGACTTAATACGGTACGTTCTCTTGCAAATTTTGCATTGCAAAATTCACAACTGTAATCAGTTGCCGTTGTCTCTTTCGTATTTTTCAATGTCTTTTTCATCAATTATGTTACTTAGTACTTCAATATCATTGAATTTCATGTTTGGATATTGTTTTGCAATATAAGCTTTTTTTCTCTGTTCTAATGTGTATGTTTTAGCCATCAACTTTGCATCAGATTCACTAATAGTAGAATATATCTTTTTGAAATATTCAAAAATATCTTTCTCGGTAGCAGGTTCTTCTAATAATGCAACTTTCTTTTTTATCTGCGGTAAGTATTGATGAAATTGTTTACCTAACCCCGGACTACTTGCACACAACATTAACCATTGCAGTTTAGGATGTTTCATCACGTGTTCATTGAACATATGTGTATTTGATGCAGCATCAACACTCATTACATAATATTGTTCAATTTCTGAATTATTTGTTTTAACGCAACTCATCCACTGTGTCATCATGTAGTGAGAAAATTTCTTTCTTTGCTCATCAGTTAATCTATCCAAATATGTATAATCTTTTTTATCCAATGCCAACAGTGCATCAAACAAATCAAGGTCTTGACTTTCAAATTTTTCGTCAGTGGGAGTTTTGCTTTTTGTTGCCATTAGAATGCCTGATGATAATCTACTACTTCACAATTACGACTAATCTCTTTAACAAAATAAACACAACGAGGTTTATCATCGTCATCTATAGGTACACATAGAAACTGCCCATTCTTTAATCTAGGAGCATACCACGTAACATCGTGGTAGATATCTACAATCTCAATGTCTAAAAAGCTAGGTCTAAATGCACTCAATGGATTAAACTCATATGCCTTAAAACCCCTGTCATTAATACTGGTCAGTGGTAATGTTTCTAAATCTCCTATATCAGGTTCACCAATAAGTATTTGCCAATCTACTGGCATTTTAATTGTGCGATTTCCTACCCTAAGTACTACTGCAGGACTATTGAAACTTTCTAAAAAGATCAAAGGTATATAGTGATAGTCAACATTAGTAGGATTACTATTATCTAGAATTGCAAAACGTAGATCATCTATTTCATCTGGTAATGTTTCTAAGTTAAAATATCTGTTATTGTCTAATTGAAGTATTCTCATATGTGTATTATAGCATTAATATTTGAGTTTTTCAATATCAAATGGATAGTTTGCTTCACGATAAAACTCTTTTCTTTTGGTTAAATGTCTCTTTGCAAATTTACAACTACTTGTGATATCCCATATTTGTACAAAGTCTTTGTCTTCTGCTTTTCTAATGCCTCGCCCAATTGATTGTATAACCCTAACAAAGCTTTTTCCGGGCTCAATAAGAACCAGATTAAAAATCCTAGGGAGATTAATACCAACAGCGGCCACACCGTAAGTCGCCACAATAATCTTACCAGTACTAGTTGCAATTTCATCATACTCTTCTTTTCTTTCGGTTAAACTTGTTTCACCACTTACAAAGACTGCATCAGGTAATCTAGTAATTAATTCTTTACCTGCATTAACTCTATCCACTAATACAAGTGTGTTGCCTGTATCTTTAATTTTCAATATCAATTGTGCCATTGTATCTAATCGCAATGTATTTTCTAGTAGATGCTTCAATTCACTTTGGTAATTACTGAACTCAGCCTTATCTTGTAATTGTACAATATTCACATGACATTGTGCCAATACACCTCTATCTTGTAATTCACTTGCACTTAGTTTGTTAATCAAATCACCTAAACTTATATAGATAGCTTGACTGTTGAAAATCTCTTTAGGTATAGTACCAGTTAGTCCCCAACGAATTGGTATCTTACTCATCACACCTGTTAATAATTCTTTCAATGCATCAGCCTTAGCCATGTGCACCTCATCAACCATTACACAAACAACACCCTCTAAGAAGTCACCTATCTCTACCTCAGCCTCCCCACTTTTAGTATTCTTAAGCATATTATTAAGACTCTGCCAGGTACAAATAGTATGTGTTTTACCATATTCTTTTCTATCACCGAAGTATACGCCCACATCTAATCCAAGATTTTTATAATCATCTTCTGTTTGTGTAACAAGGCTTTTATTAGGTACAATCACAATTGATCTACCATATTGTTCTATGCTATATGATAAAGCGGCAGTCATGATTGTCTTGCCTGCTCCTGTTGCAATTTCTTGTACACTCTGAGGATTCTCTAAAAAGTTGTTAACGATTTGAATTTGATAGTCACGTAACTTAATAGGTTCACCTTCTTTAGGATGACCTTTAGGCCAATTCTTGTGACTAAATGTAGATTCGGACACTTCAGAGAATTCAAAGTTTGTTACATAATCACGAAGGTCTTCTAATTCGATTTCATAGTTTGCATTATCTAATAC